ATGGCAAGCTTTATCAAGATGAGCGGGGGGCGCTGGCGGGCCATGGTCGCCAGAAAGGGAATCCGCAAATCCCGTGTCTTTGGCAGTAAGCAGGCGGCTAAAGATTGGGCTGCGCGGCAAGAATACCTCATCCTTCACGGCCCAGACGAAGATTCAGGCGTGACCTTTGCCGATGCCTGCAAGCGCTATGCGCGCGAGGTGTCACCGCAACGCCGTGGTGAGATTTGGGAGGGGCATCGACTTCGCCGCTTTGCCGCTGATCCCATTGGTGCGCGCAAGCTGTCAGAACTCCGCCCTATAGACCTTGCAGAATGGCGGGACTCTAGGTTGATGGACGTAAAACCCGCCTCGGTCGCACGAGAGATGAATCTCATGTCATCTGTCCTGACGCAGTGCCGCAAAGAATGGGGCTGGATCAGGGGAAATCCGCTAGAGGATGTTCGTAAACCCAAGAAGCCCGCGCCACGCACGCGCACGGCAACACAGGAAGAGATTGAGGCGCTCGCTCTGTCTGCAGGTCCCGATCTAACTAACAGCACAGCCAGGGCGTTCCATGCGTTCCTTTTTGCGTGTGAGACTGCCATGCGGGCTGGAGAGATAGTCGGTCTAACGTGGGATCGTGTGTCACTGAGTGATAGAACACTTCACATTCCCATGACAAAGAACGGCCACCCACGCGACGTGCCATTGACCAAACGAGCCGTAGAATTGTTGCAAGAGTTGCCCATCTCGAACCCCGTTTTTGACCTAGACGCAAAGAGCCTAGACGCTCTCTGGCGCAAGCTGCGTGATCGCGCGGCGGTGAATGACTTGCGGTTTCACGACAGCAGGCGCATGGCTACGGTGGCTTTGTCTAATAAGTTGTCGCCTCTGGAATTGGCCAAAGTGACCGGTCACAGGGATCTGAATATGCTGCTCAACACGTACTATAAAGCGAGTGCGGCGGACATTGCGAAGAAGCTGGATTAGCTCCTACTGTAGCGCCATCTTTTGCTGAGTCTTGACGGTCTTGAGTATCTTCACTGCCCGCGCAAACCTAAACCCGTGCCAAGGTCCAAAACGGGTAACAAACGGCGCATAGACACCGTAACAAAAGAAGCCGTTGGATATCCAGAACTCCATCCCGGACTTGGTGTCTTTCATGGTGATATCGCCAATGGTGAAGTCTTGTGGACGCGATGCCATTGCCGCTATCACTGCGTCAACTTGCGCTTTAGCACTCATCACACATCATCCCTATGCACCATGCGCTCACCAAAGCGTTCCGTCACCGGCAGCTTACCCTCTGAGATATAGCGCTGGATCGTCCGCACACTTTTCCCGTGGTGTTCTGCCACCTGACGGATCGAGTAGTATTCCGGGCGGTTGTCCTGCTGTAGCGCTGCCAGAGTCGCCTTGATCTCCGCAAGCGAGCGCATGACCTCATCAATGCCGATTTCTTGACGTAGGGCGCTCATTCTTCGTTATACCCCGAATAGTCAAAGTTGTTGCTGTCAGGATTTACATCGTCAATCAAACGCCCAGCAGTCTCGACCCCAATTACATTAGATGACCAAGCGATCAGAGTCCGCAAAACATCGCCCTGGCGGTCAACTTGTCGCTTGAGTTGGTCGAAATCATCCTGATCCACAGGCTTTAAAGGGCGGGCGCTCATGCTGGTGGCTCCTTCCCCGCGCGCTCAAATTCGTCAATTTTCTGACGCGCTTGATCCGGTGTCAGGGCGTCGCCGCCAAGTTTCAGGACTGAACGCATCGTCATGTAGATCAGTACAAGCACTCCGAGGAATGTCATTGAAGCCATGCCAAGATACCAGCCAGGCAGGAAGCAAGCGAAGGCCAAACAGAAGGTTGATGCATCACGCTTCCAGCTTTGCGCAGTGGTCTCTGTCAGCAATATCCATTTTGTCTCACTCATGCTGCACCTCTCAGTATCGTTGCAATAAATCCGCGATCAGCCCTTGCCTGCATGTCGGCCAATAGATCGTCGGGGGATTGGTTTGTTTCGAACAGGTCAAACAGCCGCTCGGCGAAATCCAGGTGATCGGGAATGCCCGCGCCCTCCCAAAACCAGCGGCGATTGCGTTCCTCGGCTATGTGTAGCCCGTGGTGTAGCGGCAAGACAGTCTTGAGCGGGGCCTTGCGAGCCATCGCCTTTGGCCCCGTGTGTGCGCAGTGGATGGGTGTCGAACCCGTGAGGCAGCAGGCACAGCTATCATGGAGCCAAGTGTAATAGGCCCGCTCCGTTGCGGTGAAGCGCAGGTTTGGTTCCTTTTGGCGGACAGACTGCGTGGGAATGATGCGTGTCATGACAACTCCTCGCGGATTTCAAGCCCGGCTCGGTAGGCGGCGCGTGCTTCCTCAATCGTACGCAGGTTGGCGGTGTGGTAATTCCACCCCATCTTTTCAGACATCCGGGCATATAGCTGGCCCCGGTCAATCTGTTTTGACTTCCAAAGCGGATCGATCAGTGCATGAATGTGTCCGCGTGCGGCCTTTAGTTCTGGGCTTGGGATATTGCCGAGAGGTTTTGTACGGTTCTTCGTCTTGTGATGGCAGCCAACCCAATTGCCGCATGTGTCACAGCGCCAAAATGGAAGGCTCGCCAAGTCTTTTCGGTGTGGGTAAACCTCAGCCCCATCTGTCAGCCGAGCCTCCACGTAGTCGGCGCATTTGCAGCACCAGAGTTTCATGCTGCTGTGTCCTGATACTTGAGTGTTTCGGGATCAGTCAGACGAACACCCATTTGCCGATAATCGCGCGCCATGGGTTCCATGTATTCGCTCAACTCACTGACAAGCATTGCGCTGCTGACGTTCATCACACCGCTCGCCAGGAATGCGCACTGTTGTTCATAAGACAGGCCAAGACTTGCGCGCTTCCAGACGAATGCAAACTGCGGATCACGTAAGCGGATAGCCAAGCCGTATTTTCTGTGGCACTGGCCCTTAACGTCGGTCATAGACAAGTCGCCTATCTGAGCGGCGATTTCGCCAAACCACTTATGCAACAGGGCATTCTGCGAGAGCGTGCGCCCTTTGCCCTTGGCCACGGTGACCGTGTAGGGCATCGGCATGTCACCCAAGAACGCGTGAAAGCGCGTAGCGTCCTGCGGGGTTTCTATGACGCGTCGGCCCTGCATCACGCGGCCTCTTGGACCTTAGCCATGCAGTCATGAAAGCAATCAAAGACGCTCTGATAGAGGTCGTTATGCTTTGCGTCGAGGGCGTCGATAATCCCTGACCGCTTTTCCCAAACGCCATTAATACCGCGCTGTGACTTTGCTGCCTGCATGTCCTTGATGATTTGATCGGCAAACGCATTCGCCTTATCCCGATCTGTCGCCCCTTCCGGTAGGCTATCAAGGACACCATCTTTCCAAGCGTCCTTGAGTGCCTCACCCATTGAGTTGCTGCCGGTGTTCCGCTGTACCAAGTCCACATCGCTCGCATCAACGTCTGCATCTGCCGCAACACCAAGGAGGGCGGTGAGGGAGTAGCGACGGGCGTAGGTGAGAGCCGCGCCGATGCGCTGGATATTGTTCATGCGGCCCGTACCGTCCTGCACAAGCGGGTAGGTTGACTGGAGCGTTGCCCCACTCTTGTGGGCGAGTGTTGTGATCAGCTTGTCGCCCTCAATACTCTGAAAGATGGCGAGGCCATTTCTGGAAAGTATCGGTCGAACCGCCTTTAGGATGTCGGCAATATCCGCATACTTGTAGCCGTGCCCGGTTTTGTTCTTAGCGATCTCCGGGAACTCTCCCTGCGCCAATGCCAGTGCCCCGTACAGGTCGCCCATGTTCGCCCCACGGGCCGCAAGTTCAGATGTGTTCAAGATGCTCATTGTGCGTTCTCCGTGAGTGTTTCAATCGCGTACAGTGATGCCTCAGCGGCCAACCCAGACCCCACTATGGTCAGGGTCACTAAGACCCAAAACCACAGGGATTGGTGCGGCGGGCGGTCAACAAGGAAGGGACAGTCCCGCCCGCCGCTTGCCTGGGGAGGCAACTCGTTAACTGGTTCACTGGCTGAAATTTCGGAAGACGCGGGCGGGTAGGGAGGAGGACAGCCCCGCCCGCGTCTTAGACCGCCAGAGGACAACGCCTCATTCTGGAACTCGATAATTTCCTCTGGGGTCGTTCTTGTGAGCATCATGACTGGGGCTCCAATTCAAAAGTGAACCCGGCGGTCACGATGCCGTCGAAGTATTTGGTGTCAGGCGAGGGCATCCACTGCACGAAACGGCTGCCGTAGCGGGCCTGCGCGCCGCCCAGCCAGATATCGCCCGCGCCAAGCGGCTCACCATCTCGGAACCCCCTGTCAGGGTAGTGGGCCACGCCAGCGAATAAACCAACGTCCCAATTCTCGCCCTGCAGGACGTCGAAAGACGCCGTGGCTATTGGTGAAATGTCCTCAAAGCTGTTGAGGTAGACACCAAGATCAACGCCCCACCGGCCACAATCCCAACCCACAAACGCGCCTTGGATGTTGTCGGATAGGTAGTTCTCGACCTCACCGCCGTAGTGCTTGCCTGCGGCAACATATGAGACGCGATCCGGTGCCGTATCGCAGGCAAGGGCGGGGCATCCGACAAGGGCGATTAAAGCGGCTGCGCGGGTCATGTATCAACCCCCTCTTTGGTGGGCGCAGCGGGGCAAAGTTCAATCGTGTTGAAAATCCAGTCTTTGTACTTTCGCCAGAATTTCAGTGCTAATTTGCCGTCCATCTGAATGATGCGCCCATCATCAAAATCACGCCATTCCGATATGCTGTGCCGCTCGCACCCTATCTGCATCACTTCACTTGTGTAGGTGATTGGGTAGGTCTCAATCTGGATGCATTTCACATGGGGATTGAGACCGTGAGCGTTCCGCAGGTTGGCGTTCCACAGGTCGGCGTTCCGCAGGTTGGCGTTCCACAGGTCGGCGTCCGACAGGTAGGCGTTCCACAGGTCGGCGTTCCGCAGGTTGGCGTTCCGCAGGTCGGCGTCCGACAGGTCGGCGTTCCGCAGGTCGGCGTTCCACAGGTCGGCGTTCCGCAGGTCGGCGCTCGACAGGACGGCGTTCCGCAGGTCGGCGCTCGACAGGTCGGCGTTCCGCAGGTTGGCGTTCCGCAGGTCGGCGTCCGACAGGTCGGCGTTCCGCAGGTCGGCGTTCCACAGGTCGGCGTTCCGCAGGTCGGCGCTCGACAGGACGGCGTTCCGCAGGTCGGCGCTCGACAGGTTGGCGCTGTTCTTGACCGCCCACTTTGCGGCGAGGCCGACCTTGAGTGAACGCGATGCCATTTCGTCACAATCAATTTCGGCTGTGAATTGAACTTGGCCGGAAAAGCGGTTTAGAATATCAAACTTGATCATGCCGCCAACTCCCGGCGCTTCTCAAAATACATCTGCTCCCACTTCGCGACGGTGACCGAAGAAGTGATCGCAACAAGCGCGTCGCGGGAAATCATGACGTTTCCACCGATGTGCAGGCCCACGATTTCTGCGGACTGGACGTCTGTAGGGTAGGTTTCATCACCGCTAGAAATGCCAGCTTCGTCGTAGTTGATCAGCATCTCGCCGCCCAATGATCCGAAGTCCGTTTCGGCCTCGAACTCGGTATCGACGTCATCTGTCACCGGCAGCTTGGCTGGGGTGATTTCCGTATATGCGTTCATGTCGTGTCCTCTCTTGTGTTGAGAGGACATTGCGATAATCGCAAATAAAGGTCAAGACATAAATTGCGATATTCGCAAATTAGTTTCTAGCGAGATGCTGCATGATGTCTTGATGTTTACACTTTGTTCTGGTAAGAATCATCCACCGGCAGGACTTAGTATCCCGGCGGCCAGGGTACATGCGGTCACGTGAAATTCGTGGCCCCCCGTTTGTTTTAAACACAGATGGGGAGACACTGCCATGTCGCACCAAGAAGCCGTATCTATTCTTCGTCAGATTTCTCAGGAGCCGAATTCCGAGCGGCGATTTGAGCTCTTGCAGCGTTTATCAAAAATGCCCGCTCTTGTTCCTCTAGTTCGCTCCATACAGCCACAAGCTCTGGATCGGGGGCGCTAGGGCTTTGCTCAAAGAACTTTAGTATCAGCGGTATTTCTCTGGCCTGAGGCTGGCGCACACCGGACAGCATCTTTGAAATAATATCCGGCTTGACGCCAAGCGCCTCGGCTAGGGCCACTCTCGCCCCGCGCTCGCTCCCCAAGCGTTCTTTTAGCCAATCTGCTGTGATCACTTCCATGCCGTGAACATGCGATTTTCGCAACGAAAATAATATTGCCATTATCGCAAACTTTGTGCTTGCAAGTGATTTGCGATTATCGCAATATAACCGCCATGATGAATCCAGCTAAAACAGTGATCAAGATTTGCGGCGGCGTGGATGCGGTCGCGGAAATGACCGGGCGGCACAGGTCGCGTGTTCATCGTTGGGCCTACCCAAAGGAAAAGGGTGGGTCTGATGGCTTTATCCCTTCTGAGGTTGCGGCAACGCTTCTTGAGAAGGCATCGCACCTCGGCTTGAGGCCTGAGCATTTCTTCAATGCAGATCATTCAGATGTTGAGGCCGCGCAATGAACGCGGCCCCTCACTCCTTCTCCAATGCGGTTCCAGTTTCGTCGTCACAAGCGAAACATAAGGAGACCGCTTTGAAAAATCTTGCCCGTTTTCATGGTGACAACATTGCGCCAGCCAGAAAGGCGTTTGCTGCACTTCTGTGGCGTGCATTTCCATCGCCATCCGAACGTGAGCTAGCCCACAAGGCAGCGCGCGTTCTCGACGTATCACCCCGCCAGGTCAAGAACTGGCTCCGCTGCGAGAATAGTGCGGCGATCCATTACTTCTTTGCTGTTGCAGCTATCGCTGGTGCAGAGGTGGTGTTTGAGCGCGTGGAGGGTCGGCAATGAGGCCCTTCAACTACATCCTTGCAAGGTTCTATCAAGCCCGCTCACGGCGGGCCTTTCGCACCTATGTGAAGCTAGCGAAAGAGGCTGAAAAATTTTTCTCGAGGGTTGGTCTGTGATGTCATTCAGCAGTTCGGCCCTTTTGCCGCAGTACCATGAAGGCCAGCACAATGATGGACCCCGGAAGGTACAAAAGCCAGTCAGCCCGCGCGTGCATTATTTCCCAAAAGCTCAATTGGGAGGCCAGTTCATCAGCATCGCCGTATGCGAAGGCAATTGTGGCCAGAACATAGCATATACCGACTGCGATCACGTACTTAAGTACGTCGGATTTCCAACTCTTCAATGGCCACAGAATCAACCGAGAAACGAGTGGAAAGAGTATGACGGCTCCAAGGGTTGCGCCAATAAATGTGCCCACGGTGTAAATCTGACCACTCCCATACCTAACGAGATTGACCATGCAAAGACTGTGTCGGCTGGTCAAGGAGTGTTTTCATGACCCTCGCTCAATCCCGCCGGGAAATCCTCGCCGCAGAATACGCACGCCTTCGCAAGATCGGGGATCGGGCAGGGGCAAAGCGCATCTGGGCAGAACTTCACGCAATCACCAATGAGTGCCTGAACCCATGAGTAACCCAGGACCCGACAACGGAAAAAAAGCTGGCCGTCGTATTCCGACGCGGCAAACGACGTACCCCGTTGCGCATGTCACATTTCGCATAAGCGAGTACGCGGACGGCCAAGAGACATTCGCGCTTTACGCCGGTGATCCTGACATGCGTGAGCGCCCCTTATTCACGGGCTTTGTTGAGGCAGAGATGGGCGGCCAGTTACGGGACCTCGCCAAGAAGGTCGATGCGCTGGCCGCCAAGCGAAAGATGTTCACGACATGACCCTAATGACACAACAAGAAGCCTGGACATTCGAGCAGTTAGAGGCAGGCATCCTTCCCCGCGATATGAGTTCACACGTACTCGATTCACTCGCGGGGAAGGGCTTCATCGACCACCTGGACCGCCCCACCACAAAGGGGCGCCGCGCGCTGATCTTTACGAAGGGGGCGAGCTATGGATGAGCCGACCTTCATAGAAATACCCGGAAAGCCATTTGCCAAGCAACGTGCCCGTGTCGGCAAGTGGGGGGCGTACACCCCCAAGCCTACAGTGGACCATGAGGCTGACATAGCTGCGCGCACCAAGGATGCGTTCGCAGAGCCGCTAGAAGGCCCTGTCAGCGTGGAGATACGTGCCATTTTTGAGCCGCCTAAGTCATGGACCAAGAAGAAGACGCAGGAGCTTCTCTGGCGCGCTCACACGCAGCGGCCGGACCTAGATAACGTCGCCAAATCCATCTTGGACGGCATGAACGGAATCGCCTTCAATGATGACAGCCAAGTCGCAGACCTGCGGGTTATTAAGCTGTGGGGGGCGCCTGCAAAGACACTGGTTCGGATCGAGGGGTTAGCGGGATGAGTATTATCCATGTCGCCTTTTACCCCTCCGACTGGCTTGCCGGGACGCGCGGTCTGTCTGCAGAGGAGACTGGCGTCTACATCACCCTCATTGCCCGCATGTACGAGATGGCGGGACCTATTGAGCGAGACGATCAAAGGCTTGCCCGTCTATGTGGGTGCAAGACTAAAAATGCCTTCGTGAAGGCCCTCGAATATCTGATCGAGGACGGCAAGATATCGGTCGGTCCAGAGGGTATTTTCAACAATCGCGCTCAAAAAGAAATCGAAAACGCGACACAAAAGTCATCCAAGGCGAAACAAGCCGCAGAGGCAAGATGGGAAAGAAAATCGAATAAAATCAATGGGGGCAGTGATGCGAATGCACCGCCGGAGCATATGCCCCAGCCATGCCATCCAGAACCAGAGCCATATAATACGCTACCTAACGGTAGCGACGGGCAAGCCGTCGATTTCACCAAAGAGGTGTTTGACCGGGGTGTTGCCTTTCTCGGCAAGTACGGCACGAGCGAGAAGCAAGCCCGAAGCCTGATCGGCATGTGGCGCAAGGATGCTGGTGACGTCCAAACCTTCAACGCATTTCGAGACGCCAATCGGGAGGGCGTGACCGAGCCAGTCGCCTGGATCACGGCCCGCTTGAAGCCTCAAGAGGCGCCAAACTACGTGCCTGATTTCAACCTTTCAGACTTCGAGGGAGACGCGCAATGAACGTCAAGACCCAAACCATCGCTGGCATTTTTCAGGGCTGGCTCAAGCGATACAGCCCGCCCAACGTGATGAAGAATGACGCTGACGTGATGAAGGCCGAGAGGGATTCCCTGCTTCGCGTATTGCTCAAGTTTAGCCCCGACACAGACTACGATGGATGGGTTAATCGAGTCCTTGATCAGCTTGAGTACCAAATGAAAACGCGGGCATGGCCGACCAAGGGCGAGTTGGGCGCGGTATGCTCAAATCTGCGCAAGATGGGGCACGGCGATAAGCCGATGGATATCGAGCCGCGTGACCCCGATGAGGTCAACGCCGAGCGGATAAACAACAATCAGGCAGTGGGTGATGAGTGGATATACGGCGCCAACGCTGTGCGCTTGAGTCGGACGGGGTTAGTCAGCGAGGCGCAGTTTCGGCGGTATCGTTCGGCGCTATACTTCGCGGCCAAGGACGCGGTTGGCGAAGAGAGGGCTAAGCGCCAAGAGGCGTCCTGGATTAAGCGCCACGAAGCGGCTGAAAGGGTGTTTGCGGGCGGCGCAAAGTTCCATGCGCCTACCTACGAGCCTAAGCGGTTTGGGGGTGCGGCATGACCTTATCGCCGCAAAGCATCATCCGCGCTTCCGCAGCAGTTCACTGCATGCCTGTGGCTGACGTTGTTGGACCAAGCCGTGAACGCAAATACTCGCCAGCGCGGCAAACCGCAGCCTACCTCATGGATGATGAGGGCTACAACTTTACGCAGATAGCGCGCGCACTGAATCGCGCGCACAACACCGCCGCCAGCGCGCTGATTGACAGCATTGAAGTTGGTATGACGCCCGAACGCCAAGCCCAGGTTGATGTCGCCCGTATGGCGGCGGTCATTTTTGAAACAGAAGCACGAAACGAAGCGAAGGAAACGTAATGCAGTTACTGACAATTGCTGGAAATGTTGGAAAAGACAGCGTTCTGCGCCGCACGGGTGATGGCAAAGCTGTACTTGGGTTCAGCGTAGCGGTGGACAACGGGAAGGATCAGAACGGAAACAAGCGGGATTCAACTTGGTTTGACTGCTCAATCTGGGGGCCGCGTGCAGAGAAGCTAGAAGCCCACATCAAGAAGGGCACGAAGCTGGTTGCATGGGGTAGGCCGACAACCAGAGAGCACGCCGGCAAGGCATATCTTGGTCTATCTGTTGATGACTTCACGTTCATGGGTGGCAGCAAGCGCCAAGAAGGCAGCCCGTCACAGGGCTATGGCGGTGGGTACGGTGGTGGCGCACCGGCAGGCTCAGTTGGTGACGATGAGATTCCGTTCTAAGGCATGAAGCCCAGCACAGAACAATTGCTGGCCATCTATAGGCAAGCGCTTCGCAAGTACGAGGCGGAAGGCGACCCAAAGGCCGAAGTTCAACGCAGATTGATTGCACGGCTAGAAAGCGAGTTGAAGAAATGACCCGAGAGCAAATGAAAAACCCAGAGGGCAGGGACTCCGCCATCGGTCTGCTTGAGAAATGGGTGGAGTTGGCTGAGCGCACAATGAAGGACCACCCATACGCTCTGCATGCGAACCGCATGGCCGACTTCCGCCAAGCGGTGAGAGAGACGAAGGAGTTTCTGAAAAATGCTTGAGTACCAACAAGACGCCAAGGCCTACCCGCTGAAATACACCCTCAAGCACCCAGGCATGAGTTGGGCCGAGATGGCAAAGCGCGAAGGCCACAAGAAACGCCACCCCAAGTCACCACGAGAGGGATCAGGGCGCGCCATGGGTGTTCCCAGTAAGCTAGAGCGCATCATCGCGGGGTTTGGGCCTGATCCACTGACCAGAGAGCAAATCGCGGACAAGCTGGGCATATCTGTTTGGTCTGCAAGGGACTACGTGCGGATCGCCCTTGAGGCGGGCGCGATCCGCAGCGCGGGCGAGGTCAACAAGGTACAGGTTTTTGTACTTGTAGAGGATAAATGATGGCAGACCTCCACATCCTAAAAACTGGCATAAGGCGCGATGAAGCTGCAGAGCAATATCTGCGGGATGTGGAGGATCGCACATATGAGGCCCTTGATCACCTTGGGTTGGCTGAAATCATCGGCATTCTTGAGGCCATAAAGACAACAATAATCATGAACGCAGCAGGAGACGAATAATGGCAAAAACCTTGTATGAAGGCGTGCGTGGTGACGGTAAGGGGCTGCGGGTGTTTGTTCTCGGGAAGCCAGTAATCCCAAATTTGCCCGCCAAAGAACCTAAAGGTGGTAGCGTTATCAAGGGGTGCGGCAAGTGACCAACACATACGCAATAAATGTCACGCGCGGTAAAGAGTTCGCAGTTGAGGCAGAGCTGCAGGAAATGGGTCTACACCCGTGGGTGGCGCGCCGACTGGACAGCAAGAAGATCACGCAGCAAAAAGAACGTGTGTGGTTTGACACCCCTTATGTGTCCAAGCTGGTGTTCTGTGTCTTTCCGGCTGTTTACTGGAATGACGTCGTGGCCCTGAAGCATGTCATAGGTAAGCCATTTGAGATGACGCGCCTCGGCATATCGGGTGCGCCCGCGTTTCGGATTGAGCGCAAAGACGGCAGCTTCAAGGATGTGCCGCAGGTTTTCGGCCTGAACGACTTCAAGTCTGCAGTAGAGGCGGAATACAGGGACGCAGAGCGCAAGAGGGCGAATAACCTATATCAATGCGCCTACACCCCAGGTCAGGCGCTAGAGGTGCTGTCTGGGCAGTTTGCTGGCCTGCCTGTTGAGTTTAAACAAGCAATCCGGCGCGCGCACCAAGACTATGCCCGGTTGGTTGTCGAAGTGGATATCATGGGGGCCAAGCGCTCGGTCGAAATGGACCCGGACCAACTAGGTGTTGCGTAGTGTCGCAATCTATGGTATTGCCTTCGGCAAGTTGTATCCCCCATGTGCGAGAATGGGGCAGCTTACGGTCGGAGCGCACCCGAAAGGGTTAGGCAGCGCCAGACCGTTGAACCTATGTTCAACACTTTTTCGGTTTGTTGTGCATTTGAGATAGCATCAGCGAGGGACCCAAGGGGTCTCAATCTGTGCAGTTGTTGATGCTTTCTGAGGTGCGGCGCCGGGGCAAAGGTGCACTGACCGCGAGACAGGTCGTACTGGCTGCAACGGGTCTCTCGCATCTCAACAGGTCATCACTCGTAAGGGGTGATAGGGCGCCTGACCCGATGCGCGTGTCACCGCTAAAGGGTGAAGGCATCAATTTCAGGAAGTCGGATGCATGCGGCGACAGGGGTGCGACTGTTCAACGCGCAGCTAACATAAACCATCAGGAGGCCAACAACCCCGCAAGGGGACTGGACCGATCATGGCAACACGCGGCAGAACAGCAGGTTTTAAGATGTCCGACGAGCATCGGACTAAAATCGCAAACTCTCAAATTCTCAGGCGTTTAATAGGTCACGTCGAGGGGACAGAGGATATGACATCGACGCAGGTTACAGCGGGCATCGCGCTTCTCAAGAAGGTGTTACCCGATGTGGCCTCTGTCGAGGTGACAGGCAATGAAGACGCACCCTTAGCCATGAAGGTAGTCATTGGCGGGGACGCTTAGCGTCGAAATCATCCCGCGCAAACCTTTCCGGTCCTTCCTGTTATCAACAACGCGGTGGGCCTGTCTTGTTTGCCATCGGCGCGCCGGGAAAACAGTCGCCTGCATTCAAAAGCTCATCAAGGAGGCTTTGGAATGTGAGCGCAAAGAGGGGCGCTATGCTTACATCGCCCCGACCTACATTCAGGCCAAGGACGTCGCCTGGGCGTACCTAAAAGAATACACCTACATGATCCCCGGTGTGCGGGTCATGGAGAGCGAGCTAAGCGTCACGTTTCCCAACGGCGCGCGCATCAAGCTCTACGGTTCAGACAACTACGATCGCTTGCGCGGCCTGTATCTTGACGGTTGTGTCATTGACGAGGCGGGAGATCAGCACCCTAGAGCATGGCCGGAGGTTATCCGCCCAGCTCTGGCCGACCGTCAAGGGTGGGCGGTATTTATCGGCACCCCAAAGGGCAAGAACGGCTTTTACAAGATTCACAAGGCCGCTCTAGACAAAGAAGATTGGTTTTCTCTCGTTTTAAAGGCAAGCGAGAGTGGCTTGGTTGATCAGGCCGAACTTGATGACGCTAGGGCGATGCTGACGGCCAACCAATACGAGCAAGAATTTGAATGCTCTTTCGAAGCCGCAATCGAGGGTGCTTACTACGCCGAGCACATCAAAAAGGCTCGCAAAGACGGACGCATAGGCAGGGTAGCGGAAGACCCGCTGATGACGATGCGGGCAATATGGGACATCGGCGGCACTGGCCAGAAAGCTGACGCAACGGCGATTTGGGTTGTGCAGTTCATTGGCCGGGAAATCCGGTTCTTGGATTACTACGAGGCGCAAGGGCAGCCGCTTGCAACGCATGTGTCGTGGCTGCGCGAAAACGGATACGGCAAGGCGCTGTGCATCCTGCCGCATGACGGCGCGACGAATGACAAGGTGCATGACGTATCCTTTGAGAGCGCGCTAACGGATGCAGGATTTGAGGTCGAGGTCATTGCCAATCAGGGCAAGGGCGCGGCGATGAAACGTGTTGAGGCCGCGCGGCGGCTGTTTCCGCTCATGTGGTTTAACGATGACAAGTGCTCAGCCGGGTTGGATGCCTTGGGCTGGTATCACGAAAAGCGAGATGAAGAGCGTGGGATCGGCTTGGGGCCGGAACATGATTGGTCATCTCATGGCGCAGACGCATTCGGCTTGGCTGCGGTGGCTTATGAGCAACCTAAACCAGGCAAAGGGCCTGAAGTGTTTGTGCGCAGGAAGGGCATTCTATGACCTCAATCGCTACAGTTGCAGAAATGGTCCGGGAGGCCGAGCGGTATACCGACGACACGGCAGACGACCGCCTGCGCGCGATTGAATACTATCAGGGCAAGATGGTGGACGTTCCTTACGAAGAGGGGCGTTCTCGCATGGTTACGCGAGATGTGCGGGCGCACGTCAAGAAGGTGTTGCCTTCGGTCATGCGGACAATCTTCGGATCTGACGAGGTGGTGGAGTTCCAGCCGAGTGGCCCTGGTGATGAAGAAGGGGCCGATCAGGCAAGCGATTACATCAATCGCGTTGTTATGGAAGAGTGCGGGGCGCGCAAGGCGGTTTATTCAGCTATCCACGACGCACTTTTGCTGCGCAATGGCATTCTCAAGTGGTGGTTTGAAGAAAAGCAGTGCGTCAAGTTCTCTAAGCACACTGGCTTGACTGACGATGAGGTAGCAATACTCATTCAAGGTGAGGGCGTCGAGGTCATCGAGCATGACGGATACGAGCAGCAGACCGACCTTGGGCCGGTCATGCTTCATGACGTGAAGATCAAGCGCACATTCTTGGATCAGAACATCAAAGCCGCTGCGGTGGCGCGTGAAGACTTCCTGATCCACCCAGATGCGTTGTCCATCGAAGAGGCCACGCTAGTGGGTGAGAAGACCACAGTGCGCCGGTCAGACTTGATTGCGATGGGTTACGACCGTGATCTGATTGAAGGCTTGTCGCTGGCCGATGACGACGACTACGAGGAAGACGCTCGCCGGGATAAGGTAAGGGAACACGCCCACAATCACCGGGCAAATGACCTGATTGATTACTACGACGTTTACGCCCGCGTAGACATGGATGACGACGGCATCGCAGAGCTACGCCATATGTGCTTTGCGGGCGGTTTGATGGAAGATAACCTCTTGCTTGATGAGGAATGCGACGAGGTTCAGCTTTGCGATATCGCGGTGATGCGTCAGCCCCACCAGTGGGAGGCTATATCGCTCGCCGATGATTTGATGGACATTCAGCGCGGCAAGACCGTGTTTTTGCGTCAGACGCTTGACAACCTCTATTGGCAGAACAACCCGCAGCCGATCATGGGCGAGGGGGATATTGTCAACCCGGATGCGGTCCACAACCCGGAGTTTGGCTTGCCTATCAAAGTGCGCAAGGGCGTCGATGTTCGCACCGCCATGGGTTTCAACACTGTTCCGTTCGTAGCCAAAGACAGCTTCGGCATGATGGAATACCTCGATCAGGAGGCGCAGGATCGCACGGGTGTTTCCGATGCCTCTGCGGGGCTTGCACCAGACGCACTGCAGAACATGACGGCCAAGGCGTCCGCTATGATTGAGCAGGCGGGCATTGGCCAGACCGAAATGATGGTGCGCACTATCGCAGACGGCTTGCAGGTGTTCTTCAAGGGTTTGCTGAAGCTGGCTATCCGCCACCAGGACAAGCCGCGCACGGTTCGCTTGCGTGACGAGTGGGTGACATATGACCCACGCCACTGGAACGCCTCTATGGACTGTAAGGTCAACACGGGCCTCGGCGCCGGTACGCGCGAGCGTGACATGATGATGATGCAGCAGGTGATCACGCTGCAAGAGAAGATGCTTGCGGGCTTTGGGCCGGACAATCCGTTTGTGAAGCCTGAGAATGTGTCCAACGCGGTCACCAAGCTGGCCGAGTCCGCAGGCTTGAAAACACCGTCCCTGTACTTCACGGAGCCTGACCCTGAAGAGATTGCAGCCAAGATGGAGGCGATGCGCAACGCGCCCGACCCTGAACAGGTCAAGATGGAAATGCAGATGCAAATCGAGCAGGCCAAGATGCAAAACGACATGCAGAAGGCCGAAATGCAGATGCAGGTTCAGCGTGATAAAGAAGCAGCGCAGATGGAGGCTGACTTGCAGGTCAAGCGCGCTGACATAGAGGCGGGCAAGATTGCGCGTCAGGAGGAGTTCGCTGCTCAGATCATGTCCAAGGATCGTGATGTGTCCTTGGAGCGCGAGAAGATGGCCATGCAGGAAGGCTTGAAGCGTCTGGAAATCGCCACCAAGGCCAGAATTGAGGCTGCGAAACTTACCGATAAAGAGCTTGCTGCTGAAGTTGATGCGCTGGCGACAGACCTTGATAGCGATGGGCTGTCCGATGTCCTGCGCGAGCGCCCCGACCCGAACAGAGGGATTTTGGAGGCCATGGCCCGCCTGACAGAGGTTATTGCGGCTAACTCAGGTCCGCGCGCTATGCGTGTGGTGAAAGATGAAGACGGTGAAATCATCGGCGCTGCCCCTGAGGTGATGCAGTGAAGGCGTTTGCACAGCAGCCGGGGTCGGATGGCGTAACCGGCTACGCTCAAACAATCTTCGCAGAGGAAAGCGGCTCTGTCGCCACAACCGTAAACAGCGGCTTTCAGTGGTCATTCGGGAACGGCGATGAAACACCGCAGGCGAACGGTGTCATCGCCATGTTCACCGGAACGCTCACCACTTTGGGTCTTGAGACAGAGGGCGGGTCAGCAACGATTGAAGTTTATCTCAACGGCGTAGCAACAGGAGTCACGACATCAAACGGCACGTCAGACGTTAGTCTATCGGTCAATAAGGGCGATATTGTCAATTTCCGCACAACGGCAGGCACGGGCACAACGTCAGGCCGTATCACGGCTCTCATTGAGCGGGGCGCGCCTGTTACTGGTGTCGTCATCAATCCCGGGGGCACCACAGGACAAGTTGCGACCCTCCAAGCGGATGGGAGCTATTCGCCAGAAGACGCATCGGGCGGTGTAGACGCGGATGGTGTGGTTGCTATCGCAGAGGGCCTAGATATCATCGCGGCGGACGCCGCCAAGGCCGCAGCGGGCAACGGTGGCGCAACAACAAGTTTCATTCCCAATCAGCTTTGGACAGGCGCAAACCCGAATGCCTCGATTGTCAGCCTTGATAACGGGAACAGTATTTTCCTGAACGATACTTTCGTCACAGGCTTGAACCTTGGCGAAACATACGAATGGAACGCCTCGCAAGGTGACAAGATTGTCAGCACATTCGGGCACTCGGGTGTATCGAGCTTGGTAGGCGGCAATGAGAGGCCCGTTGAGTTGGCAACTGCGGCCAATGCGGGGCGTCAATTCTTCTGGTTCGCCTTTCGCAGCACTCCGCATCGCCACTTTGTGCAGACGTTGGCGCTTTCGTCGCGCGTTCGTGTTTACGGCCCAAACCCAAACGTAAACGCAGATGGCACGAGCCCTGACACGCCGATCCAAGACGTCACCCTTAATGCCTTTTCGGTTCTGGAATTTACCACCCCGACCAACGGCGAATACTACATTTTGGCATCACAGCCAGTTGTGGTCCTCACGTCTAACAGCAATGGTGGCCAAGATCAGCGCGTTCTTGCTCCCCTTGGTAACCGTCTGATCGGTGGTGTTGCTGGCGCGGGTTCTGGTGACGCGCGGATTTCCGCCCTTTACGCGAACACAAGCATTACGGTCTACACATCGCAAGGGGTTGTTGCGACGGGCACAGTTAGCCCGGGAAGTCCGCTCAGCCTTCACGGTCAAAGCGGCAGTCCGATCAACCTGACGAAGGTGACAAACTACGGTGATGGACATGCCGTGATCGTGATCGCAAACGCACCGATTGCTGGTTTTGCCGGTGCCGACGCAGCGGGTACGAACGCGACCACATTCCAGCTTCTCGGAGCACAGGCGCAGCGCGGCGGTCTTGGATACAGCATTCGTGACGCGGGGAACGCCAACGTGGCCCTTTCCTTTGCCTCACAATACGAAGGAACCGTGAATATCTTCCAGAATGACGGCACGCTGCTCGCAACGCGCAACTTGATCCGGCGCGGCACGCTACCAAGCCCCGCAACAACACCAGCGCAGCAACTTCACCCGGCGGACGCGGCCTATCGTTCAAACGATGCGGACTTCACGACCGCGCTTAACAGAGGGGCGTACTGGGAGGCCAATGTACCAGTGCGGTGTGTTGCTCAGTTTGATGAAAGTAACGGGTCGGTGGCGCAGCAAGACGAAACAGATGTCGGTGGTATTACGCCCGAAGACATCCGCGCAGAGTTCCGGCTTGACGCGAATGGCTTGCGTCGTCGCCGCGATATAGACGGAACTGGCGCTGAAACATGGGTCGAGGCATAGATGGCTGACGAGCTTCAATTCTATGGCCTGACCACGCAGACGGGCCTGACAGTCACCGCGCAGGTGTACGACACCGCAGGCGCACAGGTGGGTGCTGACGTGGCATGCGCGGAAGTGGGTTCAAGTTCAATCTACATCGGCGACATGCCAACAGCATCCGCTGGATCTTACGGCGTTCGGTTCTTCGCAAGTAGCGAGGTAATCGGGTTTGGTGAAATTGAATGGGATGGCTCCGCAGAGGTGACAGAGCGCATCACGAAAGCGGCAGTGGATACCAAGCCAACCTTGGCCGATATGGAGGCATCTTCACCGCTCACGACGGTTGCGGATGTATCAGGGCTTGCTACATCGGCCAGCATCGCCGCACTGAATGACTTTGATCCTGATAACGACACTGTCGCCCGTGTAACGCTTGTGGACACAACAACGACAAACACGGACATGCGCGGTACAGATGGTGCAGTGACATCGGCAGGTGATGCTACAGCAGCGCAGCAGACAGCCATTCTCAGCGCCATCTCAGCCCTGAATGACCTGTCAGCCGCAGACGTAACAGGGGCGGTGCCTACGGTCGCTCAGATCGAGGCGGCGTTGCTAGACGATGGGGATGGGCAGGCACTACTTGCAGCCATCGCAACAGCAATTGGCAATCAGAACGTAGATGAGATCGCCCTTGTCGCGGCTATACGAGCAGACCTAGAGCGCGCGGGCGGATCATTGGATAACCTGCCGACGCTGGCGGAGATGGAAGCGAGCGCCGCGCTGACGGCGGCAGGGGCAACACCGCAAGCCATTGCGGCTGAGATTGTTAGCGGTTCTCAGGGAAAGGTGCCCGCTGACATTCAGTGCGTAACAGGACAGCCAATCAGTGGAGCGGGAACCAAGGCCGACCCTTGGGGGCCATAAATGCTTGATTATAGCACTTGGGGCGATGCCTGGGGCTTCTCATGGGGTGACGCTTGGGGCTGTGTTGAGGCCGACACACCGCAACAGATTGGCGATGACGCACCGGGCGGCAAGCGCATCATCCGGCGGGATCTGGAAAAGCGCAAGTATGAGCGGATGCAGCGTGCGCTCAAGGATTTAGAGCAAGCCGAAAGATCAGACACACCAAGGGCCCGCAAGAAGGCCGCAAAGGCTGTTGAGCGTATCAACGCGATCGAGCCGTTTACAGTGGCCCCTGTGGAGCGTGCAGCGCCCTACAAGAGCCAGATAAAGCAGATCAGGGCTGCGCAAGTGGCCGTCGCAGAGGCTATCGCTGCCTACGAGGCGCGCGAGCGTAAGCGAAAACGGAACAACGACGCCGTTATGGCTCTGCTTTTGGCAATGTGAGGCATTATGTCACCAGACGAAAAGAAAGCACTGGTTGAGCAAATCCTTGTCAACCCGATGTTTGACGAAATCATGAACACTATTGAGCGTGAAGCCACAGAGTTGTGCATCTACGCGCAAGACGAACAAGAACGCGCCTACCGCGCCCTAGAGGTGCAGGCCGTTAGAGCTTTCCGGTCGAAGTGCGAGGCATTTGCCAGCACCACCCCGACCCGGAAAGGCGCACCAGCATAAGCTGAGCGCTCACACTAGCCGGAAGGCACATTTAAATGACTATCGAACCCGATAACGCGCCGGACGGCGTGACCGATAACGATGTCGAACTCTCACAAGACGACACTCTGGAAGATGAGACGCTAGAGGAACTTGAAGAAGACACCCTCGAAGACGACGAATTGGAAGGAACCGATGATGAGGCGGATGAGGTCGAAGCCGAAGATGAGGCAGAAGACCAAGAGGCCGAAGATCAGACCGAAGAAGAACCCGCCGAAGTATCAGTCACTTTGGATAGTGGCGAAACGGTATCTTTGGATGAGTTGAAGGGCGGCTATCTTCGCCAGTCTGATTATTCTCGGAAAACGCAAGAGGTGGCAAACACCCGCAAAGCGTTGGAAGAGCAAACGCAACTGATCGAAAGCGTCACAAACGCATTTGTGCAGCAGATGCAGGCAAATCTGCCTCCTGAGCCGCCAATGGAGTTGATGGCGACAGACCCACAGAAACACTACCTCATGTCGGTGCAGCGCCAGCAAGCGATTGCGCAAATGCAAGAGGTGTTTGCCCAGGCCGACCAAGCCAAGCAGGTCACGACGCAGCTATCCCAAGAGGACAAAGTTGCCCGTGCACGCGAGGCCAATGACAAGCTGGTGCAAATGTTCCCGGAAGCTGCAGGCGGTGAAAGCCGCAAGAGGTTCTTCGATAATGTCCAGAATGTGGCCGAGAGTATCGGCTTCACTACGGACGAACTGAACAGTGTTGATGATCCTCGCATCTTTGCGCTCGCGCATTGGGCGAAAAAGGGTTTGGACGCCGACAAGGCCAAAAAGACGGTCAAGGAAAAGGTGCAAAAGGCTCCGCCCGCAAAGGCGACAAAGCCCCAGCAAATCGCCCGCAAAACCCGTGCAAAGGCAAAGGCGCGTGAACGGTTGCTCGCAGACGACAGCTTGGAAAACGCAATCGCGTTGCTGTCTGACGATTAACCCATCATCAAAAGGTAAAAACCTATGCCTACATCAGCAAATACCTTCGTGACCAGCACGGCAAAGCTGAACCGCGAAGAACTGTCTGACGTTGTGGACCTTACACAGCGTTCTGACACCCCGATCTACTCAATGATCGAAAACACGTCAGCGTCTTCTGTGTTCCCGGAGTGGGGTGTGGAAGAATTTGATACGCCTGGCGACAACATTCAGTCTGAAGGCCGTGACTATGCGTTCACGACTGAAACGCCGAATGATCGCTACGGCAACCACACGCAGATCATGGAAAAGGAAGGCAAGTTTTCGAACACGCAAGAAGCTGTTTCGAACGCTGGTCGCTCTGAACGCATCAACCGCAAGAAGGTTCTCAAGGGTCTTGCTCTGAAAACTGACGTTGAGTTCTCCATGGTCACGGCTAACCCATCGCTGGGCGGCGCGGATCGACAGTCTGGCTCTCTGTCCACTTGGGCAGAAACCAACGTCTCGCGCGGTGCGGGTGGCGCAAACGGCGGCTATAACGATGTCACGAAAGTGACTGCGGCGCCAACGGACGGCACACAGCGAGCGTTTACTAAAACGCTTCTGGATGACCTTCTGCAGAGTGCGTATTCGTCTGGCGCGAAGCTTGATCACATGTTCTTCTCGCCGTACAACAAGCGTGTGTTTGCAGAGTTCATGTCTGACACCAACGTTGCGCAGTTCCGCTACGCAGCCAAGGCAGGCAAGAACACGATTGTGGCAGATGCTGAGGTCTATCTTGGACCTTTGGGCACTGTCTACGCGCACCCGAACTTTGTCATGGGCGGTTCTGCCGCCGTGGCCCGCAACGTGTTCGTGCTTGATACCAAAAAGATCAAGTGGGCATGGCTGCGCAAAGTCCAAGAAGACAAGGACCTCGCCAAGACTGGTGACTACAAGCGCTTTGTCCTTCAGGGCGAAGGCTGCGTGAAGGTCATGAACGAAAAGGCGGTCGGCGTAATCGCTGACACCTTCGGCATTGACGCCGCAACCTAATCACAAGGCGGGGCTGTAGCGGCCCCGCTTTTCCATACCGGAGAATGAGAATGGCAGAGAAGAAAATCAAATGCCGCCTTTTGCGCGCGCGCTGGGATGAAAAGGGCATTCGCCACGACAAGGGCGAGATTGTCGAGCTTCCGGCAGAGTCCGCAATGGACGCAGTAGAGGCGGGACTTGTGCAGCGGGTGAAAGATGCACCCTCTAAATGAATGGATCAAGATAGACGAGAACGCCCAATCGGGCGTCTCTACGTGGCTGTACGATGACGGCGAGGAGCTAACGATCCAAACCCGTCAGGACATGGGCGCTCTGCTTGATGAAAATCGGGCAGAGGCCAACCTCAAAGATGATAACTGGCAGGGCGATTGGCACTCAGTGGCGCGCATTCCGGTTTCCATGCTGCACGACACCGCATTCGGTGACGCTATCCGTGCGGGTGACGATCAATGGATCACCGGCAAGCTGAATGATAGCGACTTCGAATATCTGCGGACCAAGAAGGGCAAAATCTAATGGCTTTTGCTGATTTCCTAGACCTGCGCACCGCTGTTATTGAGCACGTCGCGCGGCCAGACATTGCGGATGTAATGCCGCGCCTGACTCAACTGGCCGAGACTGATTTCAATCGGTGCTTTCGGTTGCGGGATCAGATCACGACCACCACGATAACGCCAGTTGATGGACTGGCGCCTCTACCCGCAGACTACCTCGAAATGATTGGGGTTTTTGACGCCAATCGCTGTGAGTACATTCAACAGCCACTGCAGCCTGTGCGCGCAGAGAACGAGTATTACTCAATTGACGGGGCAAACATCGTCATTCCCGGCGTGCAGTCGGAACTGACGGTTCAGTATTATGCTCAACTGCCCACAATATCGTTGAACATGACCGACACGAATTGGCTCTTGCAAAAGCACCCTGACGTTTACCTATACGGTGTGGGCTTGGAGGCCGCGAAATACATCCGTGATTTGGATTTGGTCGCAGCGACCCGCCAACTTTACGACATCGCCAAGCAAGAAGTTTACACGCAGGATGAGCGCGAGCGGTATTCGCGTGCGCGTGTCCGCGTGACGGGGGTTACGCCATGACATTGCTTACTATCGCGCAAGACCTTGCAAACAACGTGGGCCTAGAAGTGCCTACCGCCGTGGTGGCGTCTGGCCTGCGCGAACACCAAGAGATTGTTTCCCAGGCCAACTTGGTGGGCGAAGAGTTGGCGCGGCGCGCTGATTGGGGCGCGCTGCAGAACACGCTGACGCTCACAGGCGACGGGACAAATAAAATCCACGACCTTGGGGCGGACTTCTCGCGCATTTCCAGCGGCATCGGCGTTCTAGCGGACACAAACATCGTCAGACCCCTTACACGCGCTGAGTGGGGTTCTCTGGTGCCGATTGAGGGCACTCCGCGCTACTTCTTGCTTGAAGGCAGCGAGTTGACGCTCTGGCCTTACCTAGCCAGCGCAGAAACCGTCACGGTAACGACTCAAACGGTGAATTGGTGCTCAAACGGCAGCGATGCATGGTCTGCGGACACCGAAACATCCCTGATTGACGAAACACTCTTTCTTAAGGGGCTGATCGTCCGGTGGCGCCGTCAGAAGGGTATGGAATTTGCCGACTACGAGGCGGAGTACGAACAGGCGCTGATTGACCTTGCCGGGTTCGATGACAGGCAGCGCCTATGAACGTCCGGCCCAAGAAGTTCGCGCCTGCGGCCAAGGCAAATGTGCCGCCAAAGCCGCCCGCGCAGACATTCACATTCCCCGCGCCAACACTTGGTTGGGTGCTGAACGAAAACCTTGCCACACCGTCACCGGCGGGCGCTTCCATCTTGGATAACTGGATTTGCACAACAAAAAGCGTCCGCGTGCGTGGGGGAAGCCAAAAGTGGGCCAACCTGGGCGGGCCTGTCACATCGCTCATGCGCTACCGGAACGGGGCAAACGAAACACTCTTCGGCGCAACGATCAACGCAATATATGACATTACCACTGTTGCAGATGTAGAGGTAACGCCGCCTGCCGATGTCTCCGGGCAAGCGTCCGGCCTTTACTCCTATGAGCAGTTTGGCACAGCGGGCAGTGATTTCCTCTATGTTGTGAACGGCGCAGATGATGCGCAGCTTTACGACGGCACATCGTGGCAGGCTGTCAACTCCGGCTCGTCGCCTATCTCGGTGACTGGCGCCACAACCTCGGACTGGTCGCATGTTTGGTCATACGCCAGTCGGCTGTTTTTCGTGCGCAAGGGCACCATGACGGTCGATTATCTGTCTGTTGACAGCCTCGGGGGGGCGGCTTCTCAGTTTTCTCTTGCCGGTGTGTTCAAGCGCGGTGGATCAATCTTGTTTGGCGCTACTTGGTCTCTGGACGCTGGCGATGGGCTTGATGACAAGTGCGTTTTTGTCAGCACGGAGGGCGAAGTTGCGGTATACCAAGGCACCAACCCCGGAACAGCGTCGGATTGGGCGAAGGTTGGTGTTTACGACATCACAGACCCAATTGGCCAGTTTGGCACCATGCGCGCGGGTGGTGATCTTCTGATCGCAACGAGGATCGGGCTTGTTCCAGTGTCTGAGGCCGTCAACAAGGACGCCGCCGCGCTTTCACTAGCCGCAGTCTCGGCGCGCATTGACCCTTATTGGAGGGAGCAAGCAGAAACCGTCACAACCTCGTGGGAGATTCTGAAGTGGCCCGAAAAAAACATTATGGTTGTTTCGCAACCTGATTACGTGGGCGGTGCCGCTTTGGTGTGCAATCTGCAGACAGGCGCTTGGTCCCGTGTCACTGGGTGGGACACGCAATGCCTAGAGACCTTTGAAGGACGCGGCTTCTTTGGCGCTGCCGATGGCTATGTTTATGAGATGGATGTCACCGGGTCAGATGACGGCTCTGTGTACACAACAGTCTATCTTGGCCAGCATGAAGGCTTGGGCGTGCCGGGTATTGAAAAGACCGTAAACCAAATGCGGCCGATTTTTGAGTCTGCTTCGCCGATTTCGCCGCTTGTGACCGCGACAACGGACTTTAGCCAAGAGGTCAGCGCAGCGCCGGACGCGCCTGCAGATGATGGCACTGAAGGCTGGGACATCGGTGTCTGGGACACAGCCGTGTGGGATGCAGAAGCCGCTTCTGCCATTTTCCAAAGGTGGCGTGCGGTGGGGCGGACTGGTAGAACCTTCGCGCCAGAGCTTCAGCTCAGCTTTAACAGCACTGCGGCCCCATCGGTTGAGTTGGTGGCAATTGATGCGACCTTCGATGTGGGTGCTGTGGTTACGTGAACCGCGCTTGGTTTCACCACACACAACCAGAATATCGCGCTGTGTGTGATTTTGTAGCGCAGAGAATTTGGGGGCGGTCTGAAGAGATGCCCCTCGGCACTGCGCTCGCCTTGGAGCGTGATGGCAAGCCAATCGCAGGTGTCATCTTCACCAACTACGACACTGATCGCGGAACGATAGAAATAACAGCGGCAAGCGACTGTAAGAGGTGGCTTTCCAGATCCGTTTTGTTCGAAATGTACAGCTACTGTTTTGACGAAATGGGGTGTCAAGCGGTTGTTCAGCGCAACGACCCCGACAACACAAGCCTCGCCCGCATTCTGACGGCTTACGGGTTTGAGAGATACGACATCCCCCGCCTTCGGGGGCGGGATAAAGGCGAAGCCATATTCGTTCTGACAGACGACGCATGGCGAACGAACGGATTCCACAAGGAGCACGCAAATGGGAAAATCAGCGCCCAAACCGACAAGCCCTAAAGCGACAGCTTCCGCCCAAACCGGGTCTAATGTTGCCACGGGGGTAGCAAACGCATTTATGCAGAATGTCAACGAAGTGGGGCCGGACGGTTCGCGCTCTTTTGAGCAAACGGGCACGCAGTCCTACACAGACCCATATACCGGTCAAACCTACGACATTCCGACATTTACCAGCACCACAACGCTGTCAGATAGCCAGCAGGCAATCAAGGATCAGAATGACGTTACAGGTCTCAACATGGCTACGCTCGGCGCTGATCTGTCAGGAACGCTGGGCGATCAGCTAACCGGCAACTTCTCTATCGGCAACGAAGAGACTGAGGCGCGACTGTTTGATCTGGGCCGGAAGCGGCTTGACCCCATGATGGCGCAGAATGAAGAAGCGTTGCGGACACGCCTAGCGCAGCAGGGCATTAAGGCTGGATCAGAGGCCTATGATCGCGAGATCAACAACTTCAACCAGGGCCGCAACGACGCCTACAACCAG